GTCCGTTGATCGTCCCCAGAAATCCACCACGTCCAAGAACTTTACTGATATAATCCCTTGGCAGATTCCCATAACGGTTAAGCCGCGCATTGGCTGGGACTTGAATCCCTTTCGTTCCTGGCCTTGCCGTCCGCACCTTCGGGCCTTTGGGAATCAAGCGAGACATATATTCTGATGGAGGAATTCCAGCATTGGCAGGTAGTCTCCCGAACCCTTCACCAGCAAAACCAACCGCAGCTTTTAGCGTCCGCTTGGTTGCCTTCTCGACTTGTACCCCTCTGATTGTGTAAGGCGTTGGACGATCTAACTTTTTCGGTAGCTCACTTTTCAGGTGGCGCTGAATATCAAAGGCGGATGAGTTCAAAGCTGTTGAAATCGCAAAAGGCAATTGCCTCTTCTGTTGCTTCAGGTTTCCGCGAAGAGCAGAAGTGTCAGACTTGAAACTAAATCTCATTGGGCTACCCTCCCCCCCTTTCTTTTTTTGATTTCATATTCGACACGCTGGCAATCTTTGCATTTGGGGAAATCGTTAAAATAAACTTTTGTATTCGGCTTTTGACAACCACACCTTCCACACATCCGGAAAGCTGGCTTTTTTTCTAGTTTTTTAAGCCTCTCCTCTAAGCGTTCGCTCAGAGGCTTTCTTCTTTCGAGCAAGGTGTAAAGCTTCACGTTCTGCTTCCTCTCTGGATAACCCACCATCGAATTGCATGATTGCGGCTCGCTCTTCGAACCAGACGTACAAGTCTGGATCTAAGAAACGAAGTCGTTCAATCTCATGAAAAAGTTTCTCGTTCATTGAGGCGCAGCTTAAGACGTGCGTCCGTGAAACGTCTCTATCGCTTTTGATAAAGCAAGCTTCCTTCGCGTGGTTTGGCAGCACTCGCTGTGGCGACTCCTCAGTTTGGTTCGCCAAAGATTGCTAATCGTCACGCCTCAAAATCCTTGTAAAGTCGCGAACCTGTCGCGCCTTCCTGGCCTTGGTACTTTCCTTGATACGGTTGAGCGGTTGGCTCGTCCAACTGAAAAAAGACGATTTGGCAAATCCGAACGCCAGCTTTCAACAGAATCGGTTTCTCTGATTGGTTGTACAGCTCAAGCGTGATCTGGCCTTGAAAACCAGAATCGACAAAGCCAGCATTCTGAATCTGTAAGCCCAACCTTCCGACTGAACTTCTGCCAGCCACAAAAGCCGCTAGGTGATTTGGAACGCTGATTTTTTCCTGAGTGCTTGCCAGAACAAATTTAGAAGGCTCGAGTAAAAAGTCTTCGGTTTGTGTGGTTTGGTAAACGGATTCTGAATCCAGAAAGAGAAATTTTTGTTTTACGCCTAACTGAGCAAAGGTGTTGCCCAAGTGCAAATCAACAGAGCAAGGTCCAACCTGGGCGAATCGTGGCAGGTGTCCAAGTTCTTTGAGTCCATTCAAAGTTTGGTGAGATAAGATCATCAGTCAGCCCAATCAAAATCGTCGTTTGGTGAATAGATCCGAATCAGTCCGGTTTCGCCCCAGCGTTTGCTGGCGTGAACGTCCCAAATCTCTTTGTCTTCTTTCCGTAATGCGTCTTCGAGTGATTTCAAAAGGTTGGACAAATCCGGTGTTTGTTTGTGAGGCTTGCCGTTCATGAGTGACTTCTGACGAATCGACCAGCTTTTGGGCATGGGAATCACGAACTCAACGGCAAAGCTGTCTGGCAGAACAAACTTCATATCCATCGCTTGATAACGAAGCTCATCAGCAAACAATCGGTATCTGAGCGTTGACTTGCTTGGACTCCACTTGTCTCGAATACTTTGGCGCGGCTTGGGTACTGGTCTGATTTTAAAAGTTATCATTAGGCGCTAGCAAGAGCCTTCAACTGCGAGAGATACTGCTTTGAGAGTTGTTGACGTTTGCGACAATCAACAGAAGCCAAGGCTTTTGGTTCTTGAATCCGATACTTCGCAATGACATTCAAAACTGCGTTGATGTCAGCAATAGTGGGCCATTGGCTCATTGTGCTGATAACTTTCGTAATGGCTTTGGAAAAGTCAGTTTGGTCAATCTGAGCCTCATTGCAAAAGGCTTGAACCCAGAGTTGGTGCAATCCTTCCGGTATTGGTCTGTTCAAATTCATCGAAACCATCGCCAAAGCTTGTATTACCTGTTTCTCCGTGACGTTCTGCATAATCCTCCAACATGCGTTTGACTGATTGCTCTTGTGCGGTAAGTTTGCGCGGTTGTTCCTGCGGCTTGCCTCGGATTGGCACAATTGGTGGTTCTTGGTGCTGCTGAATCAAGTCTGCGACTAGAAAGCGTTCAGCGTCTTTGGTGAAGCTGTCTCCGCATTCTGCCAAGTAGTGATTCGTGGCAATCTCAATCTCAGCAACGCTGAAGTTTGCCAACAGCCTTTTGAAGTGTTCCTTGGCTTTTGCCTTCCTGCCTGGATTCCTCGTCACCTTCATCCGCCAATCACTCCACCAGCTTTCAAAAGCGGATATATCTTCAGTGTTTCTTTTGTTCTTTGTTTCTTTTGTTATCTCTTTATTTTGTAGCGTTGGATTTTCCTGCGTAGGTTTTTCCAACGTAGGTTTTTCCAACGTAGGTTTTTCCAATTCAGGCAAATCATCACGCACACCAGTGACGAGGTAAACGTAATCCCCAAGCTTGCCATCCGGTTTACGAATTCTTGCGCCTCTCTGGATGTATCCAGCATTCAGCAGTTCGTCCATAGCCTTACGAGTGGAGTCAATGCCGTCTGTTGCGTGTCTGGCTAGTTCAGAAAGCCGAATGTTCCAATCTCTCGGCAGACTGAGCAGATAGACCAGCAAGCCTCTTGCTTTCCAGCTTAGTGATGAATCTTGAGCCGCTTCGTTACCGATAACCGTGTATGGCCCGTCAATGCGTTTGCCAATCATTCAAACCTCTAGCGTTTCGATTGGGTTCAATGCTTCAATGGGAATAAACCAAGCTGGCGGACGATTGTTCCAGTTCTGCCAGTATTGCTTTTGTTTGCCTTCCATTCCTCGAATCCAGCCGTGAATGAAGTAATTGGGAGAGTTTGCCGTAACTAAAACAAAATTCTCATCATCTGCGTCACTTGGTCGAATGATTAGGCTTTTGTGGGTCAAGGCTGTTCTGACTTGGAAACCGCACAGGTCTGGTGCTTTGAAAGTGTCAATGCTGCCATCCCAATAGCGCCCCAATGCTTTGGCAACTGCCAACTCTCCACAGGCTCCCTCAATGTGATTATGCCAATCGTAGCGAGTTTGGCCTGTTCGATCCTGGCGAGCGTTCTTGATATTGGCTAAATTTCTCAGCCTTCCAATCTCGCTTGCCATTGCCAGCTCATGCCACGACAACTTCACTTTCATCAGTCTCCGGTATTAACCCCAAACGGTCTTCGGTCTGGGTCATCAGTTGCTTCAATGCAGTGATTTCGTCTTTACTCAGTTGCTTGTGATTGCTGGCTTCTCGCGCCATTCGTCGAGCGTTTTCGTAACCGTTGCGGTTCTTGGCTTCTTCAAACTGCGCCTTGCAACGTTCAAAAACCGGATTGGCCTTTGCCTCAATAAATGGCTCATTGTCTGGCGGATTCGGTTCAACGGTTGCTCCGTTTTCATCAAACTCTCCATCCAGGCCAGTGATGCCAAAGCACAAGCGGATGGCTTGCTTCATTGCTGCTTGTCTGAGCATCCGGTTCGGGTAGTTCTTCCAAGCTGGACTTCTGTCGTTATAACAATCGCTTAGATATTCTGTCACCTCAGTTGGGTGTGTGCGGTCTTTGCGATAAATGCGAGCCGTGGCGGAAATGGCTTTGCCTTTGTCATCTGCCTCTCTGCCGAATTCAATCCGCTCAAACTGCGGATGGTTGTTCATGATCTTGATGTAGCCATCCACTGAAATACTGGTGGTGATTCCTCCTTTGTTGTCTGGGAATGCCCAAATCTCCTTTGTCACCGGATTAAGTTTGAACTGCTTGGCTATCGTCAAGAAAGCAACCAAGTGTTCTTGCTTGGTTCCGGTTGGTAAAATCGACTTCGATAACACTTCTTGCAGTGTGTTTTGGTCAACACCTAACTCTGACGCTACTGATTTGATTAACTCGTTCATAGTAATCCTTCAAATTGCTCTTTATATTTAGTAATTTTTGTAATTACTTCGTCAAGATTATCGCCTAAACGCCCTATCGCAGAAGCATTGCAAACCATGCAAAGTGAACCTCGATAGTGTCCTGTTTCATGACAATGATCCATGTGCTTTCGTCTGTGCGCTAATTGATTAAATTCAACTCCACATAAGTCGCAACAAGTTGCTGCTATGTGTCTTTTATGCTGGGCATCTGTAATGATTACTCCTGCCTTTCTCCATCGTTTTAATTGATATTCGGTTTTAGATGAAGTCATAGGTGGATATCTCAAATCTTGCCTTGGAATCAATAAAATTAAAAACCGATTTTGTTTAAAAGTTCCATTTTCACAAAATGGTTTTGAGGTCAATCTTTTAATAAAATCGTTTTCTTCAAAATATTTTAAAGCATCTTGTACGCTCCTGCGTGAGCAATTACCCCAAAGCACACTTAAATAAGCATCACTTAAACTTAATCTTAAAGATTTTCTTAAAACAAAAACTGGGAATAATCTCTCAGCTTTCAGTTGCATGTTAGATTTGAAAGAACTTGTCTTCCATAAAAGTTTTTCTGCTCTTTTTTCCCACAATAAATTCTTTTTTTGTTCAATTTCTTCTAGTGATTTCGTCTTTAATTGCTGTCGATTTCTAGCAACTAAACTTTGAGCCGCTTTGTGCTTAAATAACTGAACTGAACTATTGTGCAATCCTTCCATATCTATCCTCATATTTAATTCGCGCCTTCCAGCCAGCTTGAGCTTGAGTTGAGAAAAGCTTTATTGCTTACTCCGGCACATGAATGGTTGCCCGTTTTTTTAGGGAGGATGGGCAAAACCGGAAAACCAGAAGGCTTAATCTGTTATAAAATCATCCTCATATTCAGAAGGCTGCGAGCCTTCCACCCAGACTGGATTTAGATATTGTGTGATTTGTCCGCCACGATTGATGAACGCCAGAATCTCTTCTGGAAAAAGTGAATCAGTCGGAATCTCACTGGATTTCACACTGGCGTCATTCCATTTCTCTTTGACTTCAATTTGCTTCTTGGCCTCAATCTCTAGCTCTTCTCTTTTCTTAGCCGCCTTGTTCCCGTGATGAACCGCTCGGCATTCAGCAGAACAAAACTTTGCTCGGCTTTTGCTCGTCACTGGCTTGAATTGCTTTGAACAAATCCAGCACTTTAAAAGTCTGTTGTGGTCTAAGCGGCTGCGGTTTCTTTTAAGGTGAACCAAACCGTTGCAGGTTGGGCTACAGTATTTTTGGCTTCCGGCTTTTGGTTGAAATTTCTTTTTGCAAACCAGACATTTTTTGGGTTTCAGCGTTCCAGGCATTCGAGGAATGGTTCCTCTGACGTAGGCTCTGCGCTTGTCGTTTACATAACGACATTGCTGACTGCATAGAATGTTGCGCTGATTCCTAGGCTGGAACACCTCACCGCACTCAACGCATGGTCTTGGCTCAACCGTTACCGTTCTCTTGTATTGCTGGTTGTAGCAACGACTGCCGCAGAATCGCTGATCCTTGCGAGTGGGCATAAAGAATTTGCTGCAACCTTCACAGGCGACCTTTTGCTTTGCTGGTCGTACCTTGTCACGGTATCTGGCAGCGTTTTGTTTTTTCAGCTCATAACCGCATTTGTGCGAACAAGTCTTGTGGCTGCTAGACTTTCTTTTGAACCGCTTTGAGCAAATCACACACTGCGGCTTTGAATGCTTGGCCTTCAACTCGTCAAAACAAATCTGTCCGCAAGTCCTTTCCTCGCCTTCGGTCAAAAACTTCAGGCCGCAATTGGTGCAGGTTCTAATCGTCAATGATTGCCTTTTCGTCCCAAGTATTCTCGTTGAATGGATCGTCCATTCGCTGAATCTTCTCTTCCTTCGATATGTCTAGCGGCTTTATGTTTTTGCACTTCTGGCTATGTCCATCCGGCCTGAACAAACCGCAAACTGGACATTGGAAAACTGACGTATACGATTCACGCAACGCCTTGGATTCTGCTTGTGCTCTCCGAACACTTCCCCAATATGCTCGCCCAATCCTTCTGGTTTCCTCCTTAAAGGCTTCAAATCTTTCTAAGCCTTTGTGCATATTTCCGGTTAATAAAGAAAAGACGAATGCGCCACCAAATCTTTTTCCAGGCTGGTGCGGTATGGTGATTTATGATTCTGGCCTTGGACTTTTGTTCTGCTTTGACGAACACAGTGAGAACGGTAGGATTTACGGTCATGATTTAACTCCATGTTGTGGTGGGGAAGCCTTGCTCAAGCTGCTGGCAGACCCCTCCGCCATTACAAAAACAAGGCTTTGATTCCCCATGTAGACTGCTCAATGAGCCATAGCCGCTCCAGCCGGTTCTCCCAAACCGTCCAACTCGGTCAATGAGTTGAAATAACTATGGCTCAGTCAACAGTCCCAATTCTGCGAGTTGCTCTGTCTGCCGTCAAATGTTGTAACGTCATCCCAAATCGGGAAAGGCGCGAGAATTCCTTCGTCTTGTCTCCGACATAATACACTGGCGCAGTAGCTGTTAATTTCGACTGCACAGACGGTTTGCCATCCAAGCAGTTTTCCCCCAAGGATTCCGCCACCAGCGCCTGCGAAAAGAGCCAACTCACGCAACAGTAACGCTTGCTAAATCATCAGTTTTTTTTGCCCAATCCCGTCCAGCGGCAAATGCTCCATAAAGCATTGTTCCTCTAAACTTCGCCCAGTTCTGTTGGGGGTACAAATTTGCGTGAATGCCTCGCCAAATCGTTTCTATGATTCGGTTTGGCAAGTATGGTTTCTTGCCTGTCGTTTTAGGATGGTCTTTTAAAGTTTCACCTAATCCTTCATTCAGCCTTCGGTAGCAATCGTCATATATTTTCTGTGTCCATTGGTCTTTATATTTCCTCATGTTCCTCTTCTAGTGAGTCCGCAAAATAGCTTGGCTTGCGGTTTGCCGTAAGCGGTTCAACTCAACCGCTCTTTCTGACTGAATCGCCTGAATGGCAACGTCAGCATTGATTCGCTTTGCCAGAATGTCCTGATTGACCAAAACTTCCGTCAGCAGGTTGCGAATGCTGGCTAGTTCTTCGCGTAGTTCTTCGTCAATCATTCTGCAACTTCTGCAAAATTCTTTTGTCCCAGAGAATTGCGCCTTTGGGGACAAACTGTTTTGAAAAATCTGCAAACTTCTTCTTTCTGTGCCAAGTCCGCAACTGGTCAACAGAAATGCCTGAAAGCTTGGACAATTCTAGTGTTGTAAGTAGTTCCATTCTGTGCTGTAATACCGTTTACAGTTTACCGTTCAGCGTTGTTTCTTCAAATATTGCAGAAATTTGAAAATTAAATCAACGCTTTTTTTAAACTTTTTGCGTGGTTTTTTATGGAAGGTCAGCAAGTCATTGAAATCTTGAAGAAAAAACTTCAAATCAATGCTGATTACAAGTTAGGTGAAAAGCTTAATTTGGACAAAAGCGAGGTCAGTCGAGTTCGCAGAGGTCATCCAGCAAAAAAAATATTGCAGAAAGTTGAGGAAGTTTTTGGCTTAGACTTTTATGAAGAGATAAAGGCAGAAATGAACAGAACAGATTCAACGACCAACTTGAATCCTGAAGTGCAACTTCTGAAGGAAAAAGAGCGGACGATAAATATCCAGCAAAGCTACATTGAGAGACTTGAGAAAACGATTGAGAGGCTTGAGGAAGACAAAAAAAAATACCAGCCGACAATTGCACCAGAATGGGTCAATCAGCCGGACAATTGGGCAATCAGCCAAATCTGAGGGTTGAAGACCAGTAAAATCCAGCCACACTATATTCTTTTACATATTGCTTCAAAAAAGTTACCCCCCCCCAACTAAGTGACAGGATTTGAGCCACAAGAACGAAATCGTCTCAGATCAACGCCAAAAGGCTTATGTTGGTCAACTATGGATTGGTAAGAAGCGTTATCGCAGAGTACTGATTCGTTTTGTGGAAGCTGAAGGCTTAGAGCCTGACAAGTTGAACGCCTTGCTCGTTGAGCGATTTCTAGAGCTCAAAGAGCGGCTGAGTCGAGAAGTCGAACGAGCAACTGATGAACAAGGTTTGTTTTTCAGTGAGTTGTTGGGTTTGTTCCTGGCGCACGTGCAAGCTAATCGTGACGAGCGGACGGTTGGCAAATATCGCCAGCAATTGCTTCGCTATAAAAAAATAGTTGGTGATTATCGCATAAGGCTTCACACCTCTCAGCTGACAGACAAGTTCGTCTTGGCTTTAAGAAAGGCTGGACTGAATGATCATAGCTGCAACAGTTATCTCAGAGCAGTTCGAGCGATTCTTAACTGGTCTTGGGAGCAAGGCCAAATTCCGGCAGCAATCAAAGTCAAAAGCGTTCGCTCGTCAAAACCTTTGCCTGCTGTCTTTTCTCAGCAACAACTCGAAGATTTGCGCCAGCATTTAGAACAAGGCTGGCAGGAAACTAGAAGAAGACGGTTTCTGGTTCTGCTTCGGGCTTGGTGGTTTTTGCGATTCACTGGAATGCGTGGTGGTGAGCTGCTGGCGCTGAAATGGGACAACGTTTACCCAGACCGAATCGAACTGCGCTCAACAAAGGATTGGAAAGTCAAAGGTCGAAAAGATGCAATCGTCCCAATCGCTGAAGATTTAAAAGAATTTATTCAGGCGCAGGATATTCAAGGCGAGCGTTATGTGCTGGACAACGGCAGAGGTAAGCCGCTTTATAGTTCGCTAGGTGATTTGACCAAATCCATGAGGAAGGCGCTTCTAAAGGTAGGGATTGAGAACGCGAAACCGCTGCACTCGTTTAGAAGTACGGTTGCGACTGAGTTGCTTTCCGGTGAGTCTGCGAATCCGGTGCATGTTCAAATGCTACTAAGACATGAAAGCATTCAAACAACCATGTCTTATTTAAATAGTGACCACTTGCAGCAAGTGGACTTGGTAAATAAGTTGGGAACTGGCGGAAACACTGGCAAGAAAAAATTGAAAGAATCTAGCAAGCCCAGCATTCGTCTAGCCTACAGCCGAAAGAACTAAGGTGACTGTTAATCATTGGGTCGCTGGTTCGAGTCCAGCTTGGGGAGCCACCTCCAGAGGATTTGCCACACTTCCGTTAAGTGGCGGTTTTGACTATCCGCCAGTGATTGCCTCTTTCAGCTTCTTTGCC